GTGCCCTCCCACAAAGCCATCAGACTTCTAGTCCACCTGTCGGTGGGCAAGAAAGAAGATATTTACTCAAGAGGGAGGCGGGAGTCACCCCGCCCCCAAGCGGCGCTACCAGAAAGATAGAACCCGAAGGTCTCTAATCATCATCCGGAACGTAGCCGCGCCGTCCCCACCCACCACCGGGGGTCCGGTAGTGGAGGACGACGTTACTATCCGTAAACGGTCGACGACGAGATCCTTTGAGGAGTTTCCCAATCTCCTCGGGGGATCTAGAGATCTTTTGAACCTGAAGGCCCAGCCGGTGGCTCACTTTCGCTGTTCGTTGGAAAGTTTTTAGACCAAAAGACTCAGGATCAAAGGGATTGTGCATCCCTTTAATCATAAGTTTCCAATCTTCAGACTGTCCCATCGGGTCAGCGAGGCGAGTCTCGAGTCTGAACATCGTCTTCGACATATGCGAAAGATTCGCAGTAATCGGGTACGATGTCTCAAACTCGGGCCAAAGAAGGGGGCGCCGCTCCTTGACGAACGAATGCTCAAGATCTGCATAAATGCGGAAAATTGAGACATCCGGACGGACAAGGGAAGCCTCAAATTGGCGCGCAAGGATCAGATAGGTCATCGCTGAATACGATGACTCTTCCTGATCGCCCCTGTCAATGCCTAGGTCACCGCACAGAGAGACAAAATAGTCTCCTGCCGTGATCCGGCCCGACAGTAGGTCGATGCCAATTTCGCATAGCCAGGATTGGTGCTCGACTACGTCCCTCCGTTTGGAGGACATAGACGGGTACACTCGTTCCTGGAGGCTTCGCACCGCCTTAGGGATCCCGGAGATGGGGTAATACTCCTTTTGCCTCTCACCGCGAATGGCTGAGACGACCAGTGGAATACTCCACGGCTGTCCAGACACAGCGGAGATAGGAAAAGGAGTCACCTCCTCTCCTTGGACAATTACCCTCTTAGCGAATTCGCACATCCTTCGTGAGACGTACGTTTTCGATGGAGAGTACTCGACACCAAGAAGAGTCAGAATCCTCAGGTAGCTTTTCCCAACTTCTGGGTCCCCAATGAGGATATCATCCCCAAGGAGGACATAACGGCAACGGAGCCAATTGGCCCGGGATCACTTACACGCACAGAACACCACAAAGTGGTGAGCGAGCGCGAAAGTCGCCCAGGACGAAAGGGCCCCCATGGGGTTCCCAGTGGCATATCGGACTTCCTTCCCTTTAACAAGGAAAGGGTATCCGACCATTAGGTCCTCCCACGCCGAGACGAATTTGGAAGAAAAGTTTCCCCGAAGGACCATGGAGATCAGAACAATAGGAAACCTATCTGTGGCCTTAGAAAGGTCCACGGAATAGAGTTCCAGCTCTGGATCCTCACGGGTTCAGTTCTGAACTTTCTCAAGGAATTCCCCCTGGCTAAAAGTCATGTCTTGCGGGATACACTTAAGGATCCCAAAGATCAGGTCATGGAGCGGCTTAAGAGCCGTCTGTGACCAGTAGTCAAGAATAGCGATTACTCGCGTCTTGCCTTCACGATCCTGGATCCCAGTGATCTTCCTAAGACTGACTTTCTCCCTGGTTCCCAGGATCCTCATAAGAAGATCCCGGTGCTCAGAGAGGAAGTCCATCCTCTTCTCAAGTTGCCAGCCCCCGACGGTCTTAATGGACTGAATCATCTCCTTGGGAAGGGAGAGGAAGTCAGCCCAGCTCTCAAGGAGAGCATGACGACCACCGGGGCCTTTCTTCGTTGAGAAGTGATATGACTTCCACCGAGGTGGGTCACCGAATCCTGGGAGAACGGATTTAACTCCCGGTAGTCCGCGGAGTACAATCCAAAACTCCTGAAGAGGAATCCAGAATCGATAGAGATCCCAGGCCTTGAAAGGGCTCGGGTCAATAATCGAAGCAAGGTCCAGCTTCGGAGGGAGGGTTTCTCCTCTCATGAGGGTGAGGGCTGTGAGGTAAAGTCGGAGATGAATCTTCGACACCTCATGCAGGCTTCCCCCTCCACGAGGGAGAGAAAACTCCTTCCGGAGTCGGTCCCTTTTTGGTTCAGATTCAGGAGAATCTGGGTGAGCAATGACATAAAGGAAGGTCTCACGACCCTCCTTACACCATGAGATAGCATCTGCTGTCCCACGGGTGATTCATCGCATCCCCAGTTTCTCAAGAAACCGGATCACG